AGGATTTTTCATTTTCTTTTTACCTCTTTTTGTAGCCATAACTATAATTTTCTACCTTTTTTATCTACTTTAACTTCTTTAACTATAACTCTAGTGTTAGGTTTTTTATTTTTTAAAGCTTCTAACTGTTTGTTTAATTCTTCTAGTTTACCATCGTTTTCAGTACCATCTTTAATTAAAGTAGAAATAACATTTATTTCTTCAAACACAACGTCATCAACTTGCTCAAGCATATTAACTCTTTCTTTTAAGTCTATAATCATATCTTCATTCCACTTCTCTTTTAATTCATACTCTAAACGAGTAACCTCTACTGGCGGCAATGTCTTAGCTTCTGCTATGTCTTCTTGCAAAGTGTAATACATACCAACAAATGTTGTTGTTAGCATTATTATCCCAATTACAGTTTTTATATCAATTTTAAACTCAGTGTTTTCAGAGATCTTCATATTCTTTTGTAGCGTCAAATGATGGGCATGCTTTATTAGCAAACTCATTGTGTGAATAAATAGTAGCAAGCGGAAACATAGCCATTAATGTTTTAAGGACATGTAACAAGCTTTCTTTTTGTATTTCTGTTCTAG